GCGAGCGACGTAGATCGCCGTTAGGATCCGCGCACCCGTGACGATACCTCCCTCGATCTCCGAGCCCTTGATTTTCCCTGAGAATTCAGCCCCGACCATTTTGGCTTTTCCGTCCATACTGAGTTGAAATGGCGCGTCCGACATTACGCTCGCTCCGGCCCACACTCCGCTGTCATTTGCTTTAAAGACGTTCTGTCCGGAACCGATCATGATGCTGCCGCCCACAAATTCGGAGCCGGTCACGATGCCTTTAAATACGGCGTTGCCCTCGGTGTCCAGATAAATGACGTCTTCCCAGCTACCGGAGCCGTTGCCCTTTTGGATCTTAATTCCTTCGGTCGCATTCATTACGGCCCGCGCCATCAAGTCCGACCGGAACGCCTCGAAGCCGTTATCCGGCCCGATGCGCGTCCCGTTATAGATTTTGTCCTTGAACACCGTGCTCGTGATGATCTGCGTCACCCGGTCTTCCAATCCCGGCATGATGCTCGATATCTGCACCTTGCTGTTCTGGCGCAGACGCGGCGAATACGTGTACTGAACGACCCGCTGCAGCTCGTCTACACCCAGCTCCCGGTCCAGCACCCGCACAACATCCCCGAGCTCGAAAGCCTCGAACATGCCGTACTCTGGCATATCACGCAGCTCCAGCACGTCGACCTCGTAGGACACAATCCGCGCGCCGCTGCTGGCGTCCTCGTCCTTTGTGATACCTTGGATGTTCTTGCCGACTCGGAAGTCGACACCCCGGTCTTCCCCGCGCCGCTGCAGCAGGTCGACCGAGGTGTTATTCCATACCAGGTCGCCGCCGCACTGCTTCGCGATCTCCAGCAAGATCGACCGGACAGTGACGTTTTCTTCGGCGATGTCGACGGAAATATAAATCGGGACATCGCAGCGCCCGAGGCTAAAGCCTGTGCCTGACAAGGCCAGGTTCATCAGATCGACCGGCAACCCGGCGTGGACGAAGCCCTCCTCAAACACATAATTATTTAGACGGTACGTGATGTGCTCGCAGGATACGGCCACCTCAGGGATGCCGTCGGATCGGGAACGAGTTGTTTTGACGATTGGAAAGAGTTGGCCCTCTACGTCGGCGAGGTTTCCAGTTACTAGGTATTCTTCTCGACGATCCTCATAAAAGTAGGAGGTAAACGAGAAAGTACATGCTCCGTTAAGTTGTTCCGAAATTTGATCGTCGGTATATTGGTCCAAAGCAGCGACGATCGCAAGGTTCGGATCTCTGATTTTAATCATCTAATCGTCCCTCACTTTACATTCCGGCTCATTTCGAGCCAGTTTGTCCCGTCACTCACCAATTCAAGAGTTGTGTTTATTGTTGTTTGCAGTGCGACTGCGCCTTGTAGATCGACATTACCGTTAGCTTGAGATTTATCATTAACAAGCATAATTTGCTGGAATATGAGAACGATTCGCTTACCCACCGGCATTACATTGCCCTCAAACTTGATCGTATTTATTGTTGTGGTTCCGTTAACCTTAAAAATATTTGCATGGATAGGGATTCTCAAATCATAAGCCGATGCAAAAATAACTCCACTCTGTGACGAGACGCTAGTCATGTTATTTTCGATTAACACTGATGAGGAGGCGGAGAAAATGTCGGAAGAGGAACCACTTCCTTTGCAGTGGTTGCCGACGATACTGACATCGTAACTGCCGTCAGAAACGTAAATTCCGTACTTCTGGTACGTTCCGCTACCGACCCGATTTCCGGACACCATGACCGAATATGACTCCCCGTCCACCTCAGGAAAAGGTGATCCGAGGTGGATCATGATTCCCCCGGTGATGGTTATGTTGTAATTAATTCTATTGTTGTACAATACGATATTGTTCGTTACGGTCGCCTCGGGCGTTGAATTTATTTCAATTCCCAAAAGACCGCAAAAAAGAACTCGATTAGCATCTACGATTGCGCGAGTTGCATTTCCGAGGTCTATCCCCACGCCGGAAGAGTATGCAATTAAATTATCCGCCACCGTAGTATCCGCGGCCTGCACGCAAATGCCTTGTTCAGACTCGATCAAGCCGTTTCCTGTGACGCGGTTTTCGGTAATCATAGAACTTTCTGAGCGTACTACAATCCCATGTGACAGGTTGTCGGCGACTCTGTTTTGCGTGATGGTTACATCTCTGGTATTAGACTTTTTGGTCGATGTGTACTCGATACGAATGCCATCCAGCGTGTTTGCGCGAATTCGATTTCGTTCTATCGTGACCATTTCCGAACCAAACTCAGTCTCTCCGTAACTGCTCACCCCGCGCTGTTTGTTGTTGTAAATATGATTGTCGGCGATGCGCAGGGATTTTGTATCTCGGTAGATGAGCCCATTCGATTCATTACTGTAAATCTGGCTGGATCGAATGGTGAATCCATTGCAAGCGTCAAGCGATACGCCATGACCAAGGGCGTTATAAAACTGACAGGTGTCCACGATCACATTGTTAGTCCCGACTAATTTCAGGGCATCGGCCGATGCTGTTTGGGCGCTTTTGTTTGCGTCGAAGGAAATACCGGTCAATGTGACGTTCTTGGTGGATGTGGCCGCGGTTACAAACGCAGTATTCGATCCGGCTGAAAGCGTTAATACCGTGACTCCGATCCCTGATCCTTGCAACGTGACTCCGGTTTTAAGTACAAGCGGCGGCACTGTATACATCCCTGCAGGAATAAGGACCGTGCCTCCGCCCTTACCAGCACAAACGTCGATGGCGGCTTGGATATTGGCGTAATCCGAAATCATAAACAGAGGAAAGTTCAGGATTCGATTATCAGCAGCGTCCAAGCGATCCTTTAAGGTGGGGTACGTTTTGTTGTACGGCGAAGAATACCGAGCGGCAGCGGCTTCCGGACTGCTATCTCCGTCGACAATGAGTTGATCCATCGTTCTCTTCAACTCGTCCAACGCCTCTGCAACGTCATCGGCATCGGATACATCACCGTCATAAGCGATGTTTTGGGCGTCATGAGCACGAGGCCCGCTAATGTGTCCTTCCATCCGATCATTCAACCGTTTAAAATTCCGATTAACTTTCGGGTAGGCCTCGGGCAATTTGTCCGGCGGGTTCCCGTTATCCGCCCCTTTAATCAGTTCGATCTCTGCCACACACAATCACCCCGCATATTTGGCTTTAAAGCTTATTTTTACGTCGATATTCAATCCGATTCCACCCACCTGCACGGCCGAAAGCCCAACCGGCAGCTCCCCGAATTCTCCGTTGCTATTCCGGATTGCATTGATTCCATCGAGCGTGATCCGAAGCTTGCCGTAATCGATAACCAAGGTTTTTCCTGGCGTCAACGGCGCATAATATTGTAACGTCACCCCGCCGATCATGAGATTGAGCGTTGAAAAACTTCCGGTTATTGTGACGATCGGCTTCACTCGCTGATTGCCAAAGTTATCGATATTGATGAGCTCTACGCCCGAGACGTGGAAGTCGTACGCTGCGCCGACTGAGATCGGCGTATCGACCGAGATCGGTGTGTCGACATTAATCTCGTCCGACCGCCAGCGTGAGTACGGAAATGGATCAAACGCCACCATCGGGATCGTTACTGTGCCGAATTGGACGTCTCGATTGATCTCCAACGACCCGCTGACTCGCACCAGATACTCCCTGTCCGGCTGGTTGCGGTAAGCGAGACTTATCGTCCGCGGACGGCCTGTGTCGTCGACCAGGAAGGCCGCCAGCTCCGACACGCGGCGCTGCAGCTCGCAAGCGTTGCTCGCGATCAGGACGCATTCGAGCGGCAGCGGCTTCGGCCCGAACATGGCGCCCGCGTCGAACGCTCCGTGCCGGAGAGGGATTGTATACGTCATGTCGACCGTCGGTGGCAGGACCGGGCGCTGCGACTCACGTAGCGTCAGCATGCCCAGGGACGCCGGCGTCCGGCCGTCCAGCAGCTCGACGACCTGGACAGTTTGCAGTGCCTGATTCATCACACCAACCCTTTCGCGCGCAGTGCGGCGGTCGCCTGATCACCGAGACTGCGCGAAATATAAACGAGGTCTTGATCATTTCGGACGCTGATAGGTCCGGTAAACTGGATCGTGATTCCGCCGGCAGCCGCCGCTCCGCAGCCTGCTGCTGCAGCAGCGCCGCCAGAAGTCGTCCGTGCCCCGGGAGCTGGTCCGCTTATCTTTTGCAACGCTGCCGTCGCCCGAGCCGCCATGTCCGCCGCACGCGCTTCGACATCCGTGACGGAACCGGCAATGCCCGCCGCCAGACCAGCTCCAATCATCTGGCCGATCCACGTCGTTTCTCTGCTCGGGGAATGAATATCCAGCGCCTTACGCATGGCCGCCGCCGCACTCTGAGCGATCACCCGAGCCTTTTCGACAACACCGCCCTGCATGGCGGACATGCCGTCAATCAGCCCTTGGATCGCTTGTTTTCCGATTTCCGGCAACGTCGATTTCATTGCCGAAAATTCATCTGTCGCGCCAGTCCGGATCTCGCCGATCTTCGTTTCGAACGTCGCCTTGAGTTCGTCTAGGCGCTTTTCCGCGTCTGTCCGGAGCTGCTGGATCTGCTTGTCGGTATCTTCCCGCATGCCACCGAGTTCGGAGACTGCAATCCCTCGGGCCTGCTCATTCTTTTTACGCCAAAGCTCTGTGTACTTGGTCAGCTCGGCATCGGTCAGCGTCGTCAACGCCGCGATCTCCGGCGCAGCGTTCGGCCCGAGCTGCCGCAGCGACTCGAGCAATCCGCCGTCGACGCCGCGCGCGGTAAGCCGCTGTAGGTCGGCCGACCATTTGCCTACGTAATCAACCTGATCCTGCAGGTTTTTCAGCAGGTCTTGACCGCTGACCTCTGCTTCCTCGGCGATCGCGTCGAAGATGCCCTTAAATCCGGTAATCGCCGCTGTACGCTGATCTACCGCTGACTGGTAGGCGTCGTTAAGCCGCTGCTCTTCGGAAATAAGTTGCTCATTGATTTCTTTTACGCCGGAGAGGTACTCCTCATTGGCCTGCTGCAGCTGATCGTAGATTTGCTGCCGCACCTGCGCTGCTGCTTCTTCGGCTGCGATCCGTTCATCCGTCCCGGCCTTATACCGCGCTTGCAAACGTTCGTATGCAGAAAGTTCGGCAGTTAAGGACAGCTCGTTCGCCTTTTTCTTCCGCTCGATCCACGCTACAGAAGTGTCGTAGTCTTCTTTGCGTAGCTGGGCGCTCAACTCGTTGATTTTTTTGTCGATCTTCGTCCGCTCATCGGTTCCGAGTTTATAACGCTTTTGAAGCTTTTCGTACAGTTCGAGCTCCTGGTCGGTAGAGATCAGATTGGCTTGCTTACGAGAGTCGATATAAGAAATCGAGTCATCGAACTTTTTCTTCTCGGCAGCCGCCGCTTGCTTTACTTGCTTGCCCTGAGCGCTGGCGATCGCAAGGTTGACCTTTTGGATCTGCTCGGTCGTTTTAGCATAGTTCGATCTGACAGCCTGCAGAGATTTGATCAGGCCAGACGTATCGACTTTGCCAACCTTGAAATTGTATTGAGCTGTATTAAGCGCTCCGGTAAAGGCTTTGTTTTGCGCCGTCACGGCAGCTTTGGCCCGTTTTTCCGCTTCCCTCTTAGCTTTGTCTGCTGCTTTTTGCTTTTCTTTAGCAGCCTTCTCCTGCGCCTTTTTCGCCTTTTCAACCTCTTTAGCCGCAGCGGAAGATGATATTTTAGCCAGGTTCGCAGAAGCTTGGCCGGCAGCACCTTTCATTGAATCGATGCCGTTGACCAAACCTTGACCAATGTTTACGCCATATCCCTTGAAGACGCGGGACGGGGAGAAGATTTTCAAAACGCCTGTGAACGCGCTTTTCACGTCTTCTGCAAGGTCAGCAGCCTTTTGTTTAACCTCGTTGACCTTGGCCGCAATCCCATTGATCAGACCTTGAATGATGTTTTTGCCGATTTCTTTCAGGTCGATACCTTTGAAGAAAGAAACAACGCCATTCCAAATGTCTTCGATGGTCGATTTGACTTTACCGAAAATCGATTTGATACTCGAAATCATTCCCGTGAAGCTGGATTTCACTGAAGATACAATGCTCGTTACAGCAGCCCGTATCGCCTCGGTCAGCGCGTTCCAAACACTGGCTCCCAGCGCCCGCAGGCGTTGGAAAACGGCGATGGAGTCGGACGCGAGCTTCGAGAAGAAGTCGACCACAGCACTTGCGATCTTGCTCGCAATCCCTGTCAATGAGCTTGCCATTGACTTGAACCCTCCAGCCAATCCTTCGGCCATCCCTTTAATGATGGAAATAGCCCCTTTTGCAAGGTTGGTTAGTAACGAGCGTATACCGCCCACGAAGTTCAACGTCATGATGCCGAGGATTAGATCCACGGCGCCACCGATAACCTGCTTGATCCCTTCCCACATCTTCGACCAGTCGCCCGTGAACAGGCCGGCAAAAATTTTGATTGCGCCCATGATTACATCAAGAGCACCGCGGATGATCCCTTTGATCGCATCCCAAACCGTACTGATCAGAAACTTGACGGCCGGCATAACGAATTTCACGACAGCCATGATTCCGTTGAACACATTTTCAACAGCTTGGAGGATCTGGCTCCCGTTCTCCGCCCAGAACGTCTTGATCTTCTCGATCTGAGCCAGGATGAACGACGAAATAGCGCCCCACGCCATGAGCGCAGCCGCTTTGATTGACTCCCAAACCCCATTCAGCGTGTTCCTGACACCTTCACTGGTCTGGTATAGGTACACCAAGCCGGCCGCAAAAGCCGCTATGCCCGCCACAATCAAGCCGATAGGTCCTGTCAGCGCGGCGAATACTGGAGCGATGGCCGCAAACCCAGCTGCGATCTGAGGGATAAACCCAATCAGCATGAGCAATGGTCCGACGATCAAGCCCAGCGCAGCTACCGCAGCCGCGCCAAACGCAATCATCTGTTGCTGCGCCGGCGACAGCCCTACGAAGGCAGAAACAAAACCCTGCACCTGCTTTGATGCCTCGGTTAAAGCGGGAATAAAGTTCATCCCGATAGAGATCGCCGCTGTCTCCAGAGCGCTTTTCAGAGCCGTGATTGACCCCTGCAGCGATTGCATTTTTTGAGCTGCTACATCATCCGCGCTGATCTTGCCCATTGCTTCGGCCATAGCATCGACGCCTTTGGCTCCTTCTTTGAATGCGATGCTGGATGCCCGGACGGCATCAGATCCGAAGAGAGTGGTCATGTATGCTTGGCGTTGCATATCATTCAGCCCGGACATTTTGTCCTGCAGAATGCCGGCAATTTCCGAAAAACTTTTAAGCGATCCTGACGAATCATAGAACGACGAATAGAGCAAATTGTTCGCCATCAGTGTTTCTCTTGCTTGGTCGAAGTATTTGCCTGTTACAACCTTTGCCTTATCCATGCTCGCGTAATGATTGGCAAGTGCGATAATCATTGCATCCAGACTATCGTTAGCCGGCTTAATCCCCTGCTGAGCCAAGTATTGCATGGCTTTCGCAGTCTCAACCGTAAATAAATTGAGATCATCGAAGGCTTCGAACGTTTCGTTTGTCGACGGCTGCAATCTCATCAACATCGTTTTGAGTGATGTACCTGCATCTGATCCTTTTAGGCCGTTTTGAGCAAACACGGCTAGCGCTGTAGCTGTATCTTCAAACGACAAACCGACCGCAGAAGCAACCGCAGCGGACTGAGATAGCGAAAACTTTAACTCTCCTACGCTCGTTGCGGAGGCGTTCGCTGCGCCCGCTAGAATGTCAGCTGCCTGGGCAACGGTTAAATTATCCGATCGGAAGGCGTTAAGCGCAGTAGAGGCGATTTCGGCCGCGTCTGCCAATTCTAGCTCTCCGGCCGTTGCCAGAGATAAAGCGCCGGAGATGCCGCCGTTCATGATGTCCTGAACGCTGACCCCGGCCTTTACCAGTTCTTCGATACCCGCTGCCGCTTCCGTGGCGCTATACTTCGTCTTTGAACCCATTTCAATGGCGAGCTGCTGCAGTTCGTCGCGGAATTTAGCGACATCTTCGGGCGCCATGACCGAGTAGACATTGGCCATGCCTTGTTCGAAGTCTGATGCCGTTTTAACCGCAGCCCCAAGGCCACCCGCGATTGCCGCGCCCGCTGCCGTTACTCCGGCTCCAACCCGCTTGAGTTGATCGAAGGTGTTTCCCATCGCCTGCCGAGCGTTTTCGAAAGCCTCTTTGTAATCCTGACCGAGTTTGCTGACCTGGCGCCCTTGCTGCCGGATCTCCCCGGTGGTGTCATCAAGTTCGCCATTCAGACGTTGGAGTTCGCCCTCCGTCTTCTGAATCTCGCGTTGGAAGGCCCTGTACTGTCCCTCCGTGATGTCTCCGCGCGCAAATTGATCGTTTACCTGTTGCTGCACAGCTCGGAGCCGGTTGAGCTTTTCCTGCGTGCTGCCGATCGCATTGCCTAAAAGCTGCTGTTTTTGCGCCAACAGCTCAGTGTTGCTCGGGTCGAACTGGAGCAGCTTCTCTACCTGGCGGAGCTCGCTCTGTGCATCCCGAGTCTTTTTGTTTACGTCCGCCAGCGCCTTACTCAATCCAGTTGTATCACCGGATATGACGACGCTGATCCCTTTTATCGTCTCCGCCACGGTTTCACCCCTTCCTACGCATAAAAGGCGTCAATGTCCTGCTGCGTGGCTTCTCGCGACTCTTCCTCATCCGTGCCTGCATAGCTTCGCGCCATGCCTATCAATTGGTCACAGGTGAGTTCATTCAGCTCGTCAAACGACAAGCCGATCCGTTTAGCGATCGCCAGCAGTTGGATTTCCGCCTGCGTATTTTCGCTGTAGGTTTTACTTGGCTGTTCCCGCGGCAGGGGCGCTGACGTTACGAAAGAAGCCTTCCGTCATTTCGTTGATAACGTCCGTAAGGAATTCTTCGCTGAAAATGTTGATTTCGTCGCCGGACTGATGCAGCCAGCTTTCGAATCCAGGGAACTGGCCCTTTCCGAATTCGCCGGCTTTTGCCATTGCCCAGACCATTTGCAGGATCGTCACCGTATCCAGATTTTCCGGTCCCATGTCTGCGCCCATCGTTTTTAAATCCCCGCCAAACATGTTGATCATGTCTTTCAGCAGGTCACTTTTGAATTCGCGCTTATAAAACAGCAGTGCAAGCGCAGTCCCTCGAATTTGGATTGTCTTTTCTCCGATTTTCAATTCACGCATTTCTCATTCTCCTTTTTGATCAAGAATAAAGGCGGCGCTCGATGAGCTGCCGCCTGATTGGTATAAGAGTTAAGCACCTGCCGGAGTGGTAGTGAACTTCGGCGTCAGAACATTTGTGAAGAACGCATTGTAAGCAGTGGCGTTCGTGTCATTGAGTTCCAAGTCACCTTTAACCACCGTACGACCGTCGATTTCGAGCGGAGCAACCGTGAGGTTGAGCGTATCTGTATTAACCTCAACGGATTCTCCTTTTGTCGTCTGCTCCTTAGCTGGGCGCGCAGCCTGGCAGTCATAGTAGACGAAGCGCCGATTCCGTTGGTCGCCCTGGACCTGACCGAGAAGTGCGAACTTCTTCGGTGTCGCATCCGAGGTTTCGACCAACATGCCGTTATCATCCACTTTCCAGCCGAGCATTTCCTTCAAGATTTCATCCGGCAGCAGCGCCATTTCCAACTCGCCGGTGTAGCCGTTATTGCTCGTAGCCACGAAATAAGGGCCGTTGTCCGCATAAAACGTGTTCGTGTCGCCCTGCGCCTCTGGCGCCCATCGAACCGCGCCCGGCACCGGGATCGGCGTCTTCCATGCCGGCCCATCAGTCGCCGCTTCATCGAAAAACGCGATGTGAACCTTCTCAAGCCCGAATGTAACTTTATTTTTCGCCATTTTAGCGACCTCCAATTGTCTGAATGGTGTAAAGCGTTTGGTACATTTTTTCTTCGTTCAGGCGTTCTCGCAGCCGCTTGTACGGTATTTGAGATTCTTTAAATGCTTTTTCGATCTTGAGTTCCGCCGCCAGTCGATCGCCGGTCGACATGCTGATCGCCGTGTACAGTTCGACCTGCCAATTCGTCAAGTCCAGGTAATTTGTGTTATCAGCTACAAAGTCGTCTGATGTTGGGTCGAGATAGACAAGGTACGGAAGTGGAGGCGGGGATTCGAACGCATAAAAGGCCACCGGATATCCGATGGCCTGCAACAATGCATGCAATTCTTTTTGCGTCACGGGTCAACCCCCGTTTCTGATAATGCGTTTGATTCGGTCCGGCATAGGCGCGCCGTTGCGTTGAAACGCCGGACCGACATGTGGCTTCCCTGGAACTCGACCGCCTCCACGCTTGGCATGCCCAAATTCGAGCAGGTGGACAAGTCGATAGCGGCTTTTATTCCAGATCGTATAGGTAGTTTTCCCGCCTGATTTTTCGGTCGTACGTTTCCAACCTCGCTTATAGTCTCCGGTTTTGACAGGCGAGCCGTCTCGGGCATCTTTAAGCACGGCTTTTGACGTGTTATCGAGCTCTTTTTCGATAGCTGTCGAAACGTCATCCGTGTAATCCTTGAGCGCGTCCATGATCTCCCGAGCCATCCGGTCAATGTCAGCCATCGCCCTCAGCCCTTTCGCAAGTCAGTTCGATTTCCTCGGTCCCGGTCGCGTACGTCCGAAGCACTCGATACCGCACGCCGTCCTCATACCGGACCAGCCGCTGACCGCTGTATTCGAAACGATGAATACGGAAAAGGACTTCCGGCCGCAGCCCCGTCTGAGCAGCGTTGTAAAACTCGCTACGGCCGACGGACAATTCCTCGCAGAGCACCGGCATTTCGGTCTCGACGGGCATTTGACCGCCGTATCCGTCATCCTCGTAGCGCGTACCAATAAGGATCAGCTCGTGGTCATAGCTCATGGTGGCGCACCTGCCGATGGATCAGGCGCGGGCTTGCCGGCGTGGATCATCAGATTATGCAGCCGGTATTGCAGGTGCCGCGGCATCGCCCCGGGTTCGTCCCGGCTCTGATACCTCCAGGTAGCATAATCCACGCAAAACATGAGGTGATAGGAGTTGGTCGCGTCGAGCACCAACCCCTTCTCATCCTCCAGCTCGGTGACGACCGATTTCGCGATGACTTCGAGATACGTGTCTCGCACCGCCGTCCGGATGCCCAGCCTTTCCTTGACCAGTCCGAGGATCGTATTGATATCCATAGGCTATTCGCCTCCCGGTTCGCCGCCCTCGGATACCTCAACAATAAGCGGCTCGCCACGCTTATTTTCGACGCTGGACAATTCTTCAATGCGAGCTTTCTTGCCTTTGCCCGAGCGAGGGTAAGTATCCCCCGCCCGGTAAACGTGGTTGCCGTCCTGCAGATCGGTGAAGTCGCGAATTACTTTGTGAGCCATGATGGATCAGCTTCCTTTCGATTTGGATTAGGCGCCGGCCGGAGCGTCAGCAGCCGTGACCGTGATGACCGCGAAGTATTCGACGTAAACCGGCTTGCCGTCATAGCGAGCGGTTCCCTTAAAGACCGTTTGGTCTTGAATAAAGCGAACTTCGCGCGAGCTCTCCACTTTCACGCCAGCACGTTCAGCCAGCATGTACTTTTTGAAATCGCCAATGATGATCTTGTCGACCGGCGCATACTGCGAGAAGACGATGCGGGTACCATCCGGCATAACCGGGTTGGCTGCCGTTTGTACAACGATCTTGCCGTCCGCCGTCTTTACCAGTGTTTGTGGCACGATGTACTTGTAGTACGTCGAGCGGCGCATAACCGCGATGACTTCTTCGATCGGCGCGCCATCCTCGCCGTCGTCGATCAGAGCCATATGCGTAACCAGAATCGAGAGGTCGCTGCTGCTGGTCACGTTGCGATCAGCTTCGGATGCCAACGCAGTCACTACGCCGAGCGGCTGCTTTGCGGCTGCGCCGGTACCGATCAGGATTGCTTTATCCAGCGACTTGCCGATCGCCATCGCAAGGCGGCGCTCGACGAAGTTCGCCAGGTCGATCATGCTGTCTTCCAACAGAGCGTTGCAAAGCGGGATAAATCCGCCGACCTTGAATCCATCGAGCTCGGTTTGTTCGAAGCCGTCCGCCAATTCCTGAACCGGGTCGCACATTTCGACCCAGATTGCTTCCGGGATCGCGCCGTCGAGGATGATGCGCGCGTCGCCGTTGAGCGGAACGACTTCAACCTCGCGGTAAAGCTTGCTGAAATCGCCGATCCGTACACGGATCATGTCGACGACTTCGGTCGGGATCAGCGCGTCCGTACCGGAGAGCGCACGGTTTTCTTTCACGGCTGTCGCCAGCGTCGTGTAAAACTCGCGGACGGCCGGCTGGTTCAAGCGCTCGAGCATTTGCGAACGCGTTTCGTATCTGTTTACACCTCTTACTGTCATTCCGTTTTCGCCTCCTTGGGTTCTGGATCTTTCGTTTTGCGCCGGTGCTGGCGTAGGCGCCGGGTTGTTCGGCGGAGCGGCGCTATTCAGCTTTTCGAGTTCGCCTTCCAGTTCTGCGATCTCGGTTTCCAGCGCACTCTTCTTGCCTTCGATCTCCGTCTGTTCCGTTTCGATCGCTCCGGCTTCTTCTTCAACGGCGGCGATTTCCTCGTCGGTTTTCGCTTCGTCGATCGCCGTCTCCAAGTCCTTGGAGCGCTTCTGTACGTCTTCCTCGCGGATCATCAGTTCCGCGAGCGTCGACTGCCGCTGCTCGATCTTCTTCCGGATCATCAGTTGTTTCAGTGTCATTTTCTGAGCCTCGCTTTCAGTTCGTTTTTCCGCTGTTGGAACTTGCGGGTTTTATGCTGTTCGACTTCCCTGTGTCGCGCCTGCACGCCGGTCGCCTCGTACGCTGGGAACGTGCAAACGGAAACCTCATGAAGGTCGATCTTCGTGATCCTCCATTTCACCGTCCCGTCATCTCGGAAGTCCGGGACCTCGTCCAGGATGTTGAATCCGAAAGAACACTGATCGACGTCGCCGCGCTTGACGCGCTCGTAAAGGTTCATCGCATCGCTGTCCGCCGGGTTGATTCGGATACTGCCCCAGAGACCGCGCTGGTCGACCTTCAACTCCAGGGTTCGGGGCTTGCTCCGGCCGAGCACGAGCGTCGTGTCGTGGTTGACGAGCGCGCGCACATCGTTGCCCATCGTCTCCGAGAAAGCTTCAGGGGCCAGTTCCTCGTAAGCGCCCGGCCACAACTCCGTCTCCGTGTTGAAGACCGCGAAATATCCCTCGATGATCTTGTCCGCCCCGTCGTCCACCCGCGTCTGCAATTCCGCAGCAAAACCGCGCGTCTGTCGCTCGTTTCTATCCATCCATCTCACCTCCCCCGGGGTTCAACTTGCTTTGGTCGCCGATCATGCCGGCCGGAATGTAGTTTTCGAGGATGACGCGCTCGTCCAGCCCTTCCAGCGGCGACATGCTCATCCAGTCCCGCACCTCGTTCCCCGTCATGATGCCGCGCACGTACATGTTCCCGCCGATATCCGCCAGGTCTTTCAAGCCGTAGGCGTACAGCGCGCGGGCGTTGAACCGGAAATACAAGTCCTCGGCGTACAGCAGCTTCCGCGTCAGCTCCTGCTCGATAGAGCGGGCCAGCGGCAGGATCGTCGTGTCGATGAAATTGTTGTACTCGTCCTTGTTGTAGGTCCCGACGCCAACAAAAAAAGCCGGCACATCGAAGATGGCGGCTACCGTACGTTTATCAATTTGGACGGCCTCGTTGATAGCCAAGTCGTTCAGGGACAAAGGCTTTACCGTTTCGACCTTGACCAGATCCGCAGGCATTACCCACGGCTTGCCGTCGCCGGTGTCGGAGACGTACCGGTTCAGGATCTTGTTCCGGCCTTCCTCCGTCGTGAATTCCTCGGTCGTCGCATCAACGGAGATGATGACGGAAGGCCGCCACTTATCGGACATGAATCCCTTCTTTGTTTTCGCCGCCTGCTTGAGGTTATCAAGCACGTCCTGCAGCGGAACCTTGTATCCCGTCCCAACCCACGGCCGCTCCGGATCCGGATTAATCATGAAATGCAGGATCTCGTCGTGATCGAACTGCTGATTGCCGTAGCGTACCCGGTATCCGCGGTCGGTATCCTCGAATTTCACCGCGGACGGCTTGAGTGGTTTCAATTCGTCGATCAGGCCATCGCTGGTGAACGTCGGGTAAACGACAGAGTTCCCGCCGCCCTGCAGCAGCATAGTGTATACGATGTTGTAGACCCAGGCTTTCCGCGTCATCAGGCTGTACGGGTTGATGTCGATCTTCCGGCTGAGTGCGTTCCGGACCCGGACGTCGCCGTTCGCCGTGTTCTGCATTAGGTGGATCGTCATCGAGCTGACGAGGTTCGCGATTTTATGGGCCGCAATCTTGACCTCGGGGTTATCCCAAAGCTTCTTGTAGCCGTGCGCCGTCAGCGTCTCGTACGCCGTGTCCGTCAAGAAGTACCCGAGCGCCGTAGTTGGAGCGGCCCGCGTCTGCGTCTTGTTGCCTTTTCGTTTCTTGCTCATCTTCTCACCCTTCCTATTACAGCCAGCTCGCCGCCTTCTGCGACTTCTCCAAGTTCTCCAGCTTCCGGACCGCGGCGAACACCGCGGCGTCGAACAAGTCGATACGCTGCTCCGGCATGACCTTTTCGTACTGGATCATGTCGTCAGTCTTCTCAATCGCCCGGACGTTCTGGACGCAGTATTCGAAAGCGCCGCTGTGCAGATAGTAAAGATTCCCTTCCTTCGCCTTCTGCTCGATCCGCCGGAATCCCTCGGACTTCTTGTAGAAATACTGCGGCTGGTCAACGATATTGAAGCCGGCTTTCTTCATGCCCAGAAAGAATTCACGGGCGAACTTTCGGTCGTGGCCGATCTGCTTGATCTTAAATCCGGCCACCTTCATCTTTTTGAACCACGCAATCACTTCGTCGTGATTGACAACCGGCGCGTTGCTCATGGTCAGCCAGCCGTCGTCCTTCCAGCCGAACAGCGGGATATTGTCCTCTTCGGCCTTGCGCGTCGCCGCAACGATTGGGAACCACGCGTGTGTGATGGCGATGTCCACCCCGTTATAAGTCCCGTAAAGCGCAGCAGCCGTAAGGTCGTGCATCTTTGAAAGGTCGGCGCCGCCGAACCAGTCGATCGGCAGCTTCGCCAATTGTTCGAGCGTCCAAGAGTGTTTTCGGTCGCTTGCTTTGAACTCATCCACGTTGAAATAAGCCCGCATGGCCGCCGTGTAGACGTTCAGGGACTTGGCGAGGAAATCTTTCCGCTGCTGCGGATCGTTCTGCGCCTGCAGCGCGTCGTTGATCATGTCCTCCGTCCGGATCGTGACGCCGTAGTTCGGGTTCGCCTTCTCGTGCTGGACCGGGTTCGTATAGTCGACTTCGCCGGTGTCCGGATCTTCGTCCGCCTTGCAGATGAACACGAAGTAGGCTTCGTCCTTCGCCGTGCCGTCGAGGATCTTCTTGCAGTACTGGAGCCGCTGGTAGCAGAACGAGGTCATGTTGTCGCCGGCCGTCGTGATCCCGATCATCAGCTTATTGGAGTACGCCTTCATCGCTTCCTTGATGATGTTGTACTGCTTCGGCGTCCGGTAGGCGTGGATCTCGTCCGCGATCGCGATGTTGCAGTTCAGCGAGTCCTGCCGGTCCGGGTTGGCTGCCAGCGCCTTGATGTACAGCGAGCCGTCGCCCAGGTCTCCGGTGATGGAGTGTTCCTGGTTGTTGTCGAGGACCCGGAAGTTCTCCTTCTCACCCATCTGGTCCAGATTGTAGTTGATGAAATTGAAGCTCTGCAGCGACTGCTCTAGCGCCGCGCCGACGATGTAGATCTTTGACCCCGACTTTCGGTTCAGCAGCGCCAGCGCCCACGACAGAGCCGCGACGAAGCGCGTCTTCCCGTTCTTCCGGGGAATGAAGATGAACGCTTCCTTGTATCGACGCAGCTTCGTGCCGGCCAGCGTGAACCCGAGCAGATTGTAGATGATGAATTTCTGCCAGGTCTCCAACAAAAAAGGCTCTCCGCGTAATGGAGAGCCGTCGAGTCGTTCGCCCTGATCGTGCACGAACGTTTTTTCAATGATCCCAATCGCGAACTCCGCGTCCTTGGGGTTGAAATCATATTCAGTTTTTTTGAGATCGTCGAGAAAACGCTGTGCTGCCTGGATCAGTTCCCGGCTGGCGATCTTCGTTCCGTCCACGATGCCGCGCGCATACTCCATGACCGCATCGTGGCTCTGGTATTTATTTTTCAAGCGTGCTCAGCGCGGCCGCGAGGGCCGACTTTCCTTTCTTCTCCGTCGTCACCGTCTCCAAGGACTTCGGATTCAGACAGAGGCGATCGGAGTATGCCAAAATGTCCTTTCGCAGGTTCTCCAGAGATGCGAGAATCGGGCTCTTTTTTGCACCGCCCTGATCCGTGCTCGTTTCATACTGATACCCGCCTGCCTCAAACTCCTCGGTCAGAGTGTTGTATTGAAAAACGAGCTCGGCATAAATGTCCACAAGCCGATTATACTGAGGTTTGTGGATACCAAGCGCCTTCATATCGGAAATGGTCGCCCTCTTGATGGATTCCTTCGTCGGGGATCGCGCCATGTCTTCACCTCCTAGAATATGGTATTATTTATGCTTTGAGCGCTGCCAAAAAAGTTTTTCGGGGTTCGCGCTATTGGAAAAAGCTCCCCCTGCCGGTCCCCCGGCCAATATTTTCGGGGAATTTTGGGTGGGGGGGTTGGAACTTTTCAGAATATTTTTTCGGAATAAAATTCTTCAAACTCTTTCTTTCTCCGCTCCTGCCACTCCCGGCCGAGCGCCGTCACCTCGTGACTCTCGCGGTCATGCATGGCGTTGTGCTGCCGGTCGCAGAGGCTCAGGAGGTTCCAGGACTCCAGCTCGATCTCTGGGTAAAGTTCCCTCGGATAGATGTGGTGTACCGTCGTAGCCGGTTCGGTCTTACCGTACCTTTTGCTTTCTTGGCACATATACTCATCCCGCCGCAGGACGGACAGCCGCCGCCGCTTCCACTTCGTCGATTTGTAGAACGGATCTGCGTATTTCACGATTCAATCCTCCCGAGCTTCGCGCGTAGCGATCGCCATGCGCGCGCGTATTGCATCTTGCTCATGCCCAGCGTCGCCCGCACGCTGTCGATGTCCTTCGATCGCCGCGGCTGCCGCAGGTAGTCGAGCAGCTTCTGTTCGTTATGCCCGAGCGCGAGCCGCGCGGCCTGGTCATCGGTGATCCGTCGGGCTTCGATCATCTTCATCGGTCGTCACGCATAAAGTCCTGTGCCGCTTCCATCATCCGTTTCATCGGCATCTCAACCGTCGTGGATCTAATGGCCAGTTGAGTTATCGCCTCTTTGCACAGATGATGTACTGTGCCTTGAGGCACACCGATCTCTATCAGGTCTTCAGCCATCTTGGCGATCCGCTCGATCGCGGGCGTGGCCCACTCGGCCGTGCTGATCCGTACCGTGATTCCTTTTGCATCCATCGTGTATCAGCTCCTTTCGGCATAATAAAAGGAGCGCCCGTTGGGGCGCTCCTCGGTGTTACCATTTCCATGTTGGGTCAACCGGTTCTTCATCTCGATCGAATGGATCGAACCCTTTCTTCGGTTCTTCGGCGCTCGACTCGTAAACGGAGAAGTAGGCAATCGCCTCGCCATTCACATGGCCCTCGTCGAATTCTACCCATCCGCCTGCTTTCAGTTCCTGCTGCCATGTCGGTGTTTTGGGATTCGAAAATGAAGACGAAAGACCTGTCGTGAAGAAAATTTGAACCATCATATTACCATCTCCCCTTTAATTTGGTCGGCAGTACCATATCAAATAGAAAGGGAGTTTGCAACAACAAAATCTGCCCGGGTCCCGGACGGATCAGAAGGAGAAGAATAGAGAGCGATACGCCGCACGAACGGGTGTGGACGTAATCAGCGTATCGCCTTTGCCAGCTATGGCACATTACCAGTTTAGCACATGTGAACTGGTGTTTGTGTATCACTCGCTAATCATCTGCTGATCGACTT